ATTTTTTTTTCTTACTAAAAATGTGCACCTATAAGCGGTGATTTTTGGTCAGACGGTTAGACCCCCAGTAAAATCAAGGGTTTGAAGCCCTTAATCAGGGGAAGACAAGGGTAGACAATTAAGGAAAAAGGTTAGACTTCGTGAAACAGGAGGTAAAAATGAGCAATAAAAGCAATGGTACAGACTTTGAAAAAGAATTTGCGCAGAAGCTGTCAGAGTATGGATTCTGGGTACACCGGCTGCAGGACAACCATAACGGGCAGCCATTTGATGTGATAGCGGCCAGGGACGGGGAAACATTGGTTTTTGACTGCAAAGACTGTCAGAGCAGCAATTTTTATCTGCGCAGGATAGAAGACAATCAACGAAACGCTATGAAGCTTTGGAACGATTGTGGGAATGCGGAGGGAATATTCGCAGTAAGGTATCCGGATGGTGAGATATTCCTCATGTTACTCAGTGATCTGGAAGAAGCGGAGATAAATGGAATACGTCAGATAGACCAGGATCATGCAAAGTATTACGGTGCATTGTTTAGCGCATGGTTGGAAAGGATAGGACAGTATGAGGGTAACTATCAGTAATGAAATACGCATCCAGGGACCGCCAAAAGAGCTTGTAGAGAGGGTAAGGCAGGAATTGACCATGCCGAATCCGGAATACGTTAAAAAGCGGCGTATGGGGCTTTGGACAGGGAAAACAGACCAGCAGCTATATTTCTATCACGTGGATGGATCAAGCCTGGTGATCCCGTGTGGCGCGGGGAAGCTGGTAAGGCCGTACCGGGGCGCAGACACCATCATTGAACAGGATTTGGCGGATAATGGGTCAATCCTATACCCTGGCGCAGAAGTCCCTTTATATGACTATCAGAAGGAGGCTGTGGAAGCAATGGAGATAGCTGGGTGCGGTATCCTACAGAGTCCCTGCGGGAGCGGAAAAACCCAGATGGGGATAGCCCTTGCTGCGAAACTGCAGCGTAAAACTCTGTGGGTAACACATACAGCAGACCTTTTGAATCAATCCTATGACCGGGCAAGGCAATACTTTCCGGACAGCATCCTGGGCAAGATAACCGCAGGGAAAGTACATATTGGTAGCCACATGACTTTTGCAACGGTGCAAACACTCAGTAAGCTGGACCTGTTGAAATATAAATACACTTGGGACGTGGTGATTGTGGATGAGTGCCATAGAGTGTCCGGCACGCCGGCAAGCGCGAAGATGTTTTACCGGGTAATCAGCAGTCTGGCATCAAGATATAAATATGGCCTGAGTGCCACGGTACACCGTGCTGATGGGCTGATAAAAAGCACATTTGCTGTTCTTGGGGAGGTACGGTACCAGGTACCGGATGAGGCAGTGGCCGAAAAAACCATGCAGGTACAGATTCTTCGCAGAGATACAAAGATCAAGATCAACCGTGTGTGTTTGGATACGGATGGAACACTGGTATACAGTAAACTGATCCCTTACTTGACCGAAAGTCTGGAAAGGAACCAGATGATCGTAGGAGACCTGGTGGCAAACCGGGGGCATCACAACCTGATATTGTCTGACCGACTGCAGCACCTGCAGCAGCTGCGCGCCATGCTTCCAGCAGAACTCTGGGGACTGACTGCCATGATCGACGGTAAGATGACAAGCAAGTTGGCAAAGGCCAAAAGGATCCAGGCCATAGAGGATATGCGTTCGGGCAGGATACGGTATCTGTTCGCTTCCTTCAGCCTGGCAAAAGAGGGGCTGGACATCCCGAGGCTTGACCGCTTATATCTTACAACACCGAAAAAGGATTATGCGGTGGTGACACAGAGCATCGGCCGTATAGCCAGGACTTTTGAAGGCAAGGGACAGCCGGTTTGTTATGACTATGTGGATGAGATTGGATTTTGTGAAAACCAGTGGAAACGGCGTTGTACAAGTTATCGGAAAGCGGGGTGTATCTTATGACAGATAAACTTTTAAAAGAAGTAATGAGACTGCAGGAGATCAAAAAGAAGAATGAATGCCAGGTGCCCGCAGAACTCTTACAGACGAAGTATAAGAACTCTTATGACAGGCTGTGTGCAGAGTTAAAGGAGAAACAATGCCAGCTTCGAACAGTGTACGTGAAGCGGGTACGGATCCTGGCAGATATCCTAGCAAACAGTGTATATGCGGATGATCCAAAGGAATTTCTGGAAGCGATAAAGGAGCAGTATAAAGAGACTATGCTTCCGGATAATCTGGATGTTATCTTCCTGGAAGCATTTGAGGATTACTTGGATATGATTAAAAAAGCAAAATAATAAATTTGAGAAAGGAACCAGCCTCCTTGAGGCTGCTGCTGGAATTGGTGGGAGGACAGGAAAAATGCCGATGAAAACAAGAACAGGATGGGAAATCGTTGCAGTAGTAAAGTCTTACGAGGGCAGTGATCCAGAGATAGAAATATTGGAGGGCTGGGATAAATGACAAAGAGAGAGATTGTAAAATGGCTGGGGGACAAGAGAGGCGAAGCATTGAGTAATGTCAGTGATCAGTACCAGGAGGCCGTGAAGGCCCATGATGCAGCGCTTTATAAAATAATTGGCCTGGAGGAAGTATCAAAATCAATTGAAGGGCATTTGAATGCTGCATATGAGGTATACGCCGAATGGGCGAAAGACAATGAGGATCATATCAGAATAATACCTTCCAGTTACTCAATCGCGGGAATGATTGAAGGGATATTGAATTACAATGGCGGAGTCTTCAAGAGGATGGTAGATGGAGACTTTGAAGACATTATGCCAAAGCGAGAGCGCCTCCTGGATGAAAAAGACAGGGTATACGATGAAATTAAAAGGAATTATGAAAACCTGATAATAAATGTCAAAAGTCTGAAATCTGCGAAGTTGGCCTGCGAATATTTGGAAGGCCTGGGCTTTGACATCTCAAAGATATCTGAAAAGGAAGAGTGTACAGCTCTGGCAGTAGAGGTTGATACCAGATACTTATTTGTGCGCGGTGTAAACAATGGATGATAGAGAGCGGCAGATCGCAGACCTCCAGAGGTATCTGGATGAGTGGCGCCGGGGTTGGCAAAGGCAGCACCGGGAGCAGATTTTGAAGGCCAGGGCGCCTGAGCCATGCAGGGATTGTCCAAAGGCAGGAGTGATAGACATGCATGGAAAATTAATATATGGATGTAATATGGGCTTTTGCATCATAATGGATTTTAGCGGAGGTATGAAGTGAAAAGAACGGAGTTGGAAAAACATTTAGGAGAGAATGTTGAGATAACGATATTTGATGGAAAAACAATAAAAGGTGAGCTGCATAAGACAGGCGAGGAACGCTTTAAAAACAATGCGAACTTATTTCTTCCGAGAAATCGTTACTTTTTAGTACCTCAAACATTTTTATTTCGGTGTAGCCATGTAAAAAAATTAATAAAACTGAATTAGAATCTATGGAGGTACGAGTATGAAAAACGCAGAAGGCTATCCTGACCCGACAGCCAGCAAGGCAATCCATGAGGCGGACAGGCTGCCGAAACACATCATGGACGTGGTAAACACACTCAAGCTGGTTGCAGGGATGGTGGGATTGAGGATTAAAAGTGTAGAGCTGGAGGACCGGAAGAGCGGGAAACGGTACTGGTACGGGAGGTGAGAGCCAATGACAGAACGGGAATTCTTACAAATCCACAGAAACAACATGGAGCTTACAAGCCTTCAGGAGAAGTATGACAAGATAGTCGGCAGCTCACTTATTCTTGGTAAAGAGATAAGCGGGATGCCATATGTAGGCCGAGTATTTGATGCATCAATGAGCAAGACAGAAGAGAGAATGGATATAGAGACACAGTATAGTAGCTTGTATTATCAGAATCAGCTATTGATTAACAAAGCTAGGGATTATATTGCAGAACTCCCAGACATGACTTTGAGAATGATACTGACCCTGAAATACATAAACGGAATGATGACTTATGACGTGGCAGCGGCTATTGGGATATCAGAAAAAATGTGTCAGCGGATTTTAAAGGTACATTTTTCCAATGTATTCTAGTCATTATATTTGTTCTAAAACATGCTTGACATTTTATGTATTGACAGGTATACTCGAAGAATAGAAGTATATAAAAAACAGAGGCACCCGGTTGGCAATATGCTGGCTGGGTGTTTTTGCGTAATCAGAAAAGAGGTGAGCCTTACGGCTAAAGGAAAATATGAATATTGGTTGACGCTAGAAGGCTTGCTGTTGCTGGAAGGGTGGGCCAGGGATGGTCTGACAGATGAGCAGATATCCGAGAATATGGGGATAGTGTCCTCTACGCTATATCGGTGGAAAAATGAATATAAGGAGATTTCGGAGGCCCTAAAAAAGGGGAAAGAGGTAGTGGACCGGCAGGTAGAGAATGCTTTACTTAAACGGGCATTGGGATATTCTTATGAAGAAGTAACTAAAGAGATATGCGAAAATCCAGAAACGGGTAATCTGGAAATGGAAATAACCAAGAAGGTAAAAAAAGAAGTGGTACCAGATACAACGGCACAAATCTTCTGGTTGAAGAACCGTAGGCCTGACAAGTGGAGAGATAAGCGAGACGTAGAGCATAGCGGTGGCCTCAATGTTCAGAACCAGTATGAAAACATGACGGAAGAGGAGCTGATGGAGCTTGCAAAGAAATACGAGAAAATCAACAGCTCATAACAGACAGGAAATAATTGAATATTTGAAGCTGCAGGAAGCCCTTGCAGTAAAGAAGGCCAGAAGAGATTTCTGGTCTTTTTGTTGCCTTCTTTATCCGGAATTTTACAAAGAGAGCCGCCCGTATCTGAAGGATCTGTGTCAGACACTACAGGCTTTTTACGATGGCAGCATAGACAAGCAGATACTGATCATAAACATGCCACCCAGACATGGGAAGACCTTTACGGCCAGGTTGTTTGTTCTCTGGATGTTTGGGCAGGACCCTAGGACAAAGATTATTACCGGTTCCTACAACCAGATTCTTTCCGGATTGTTTGCGCAGCAGACCAGGGATGGAATTCTCACGGAAAATGAGAATGTGAAGCAGAAGTATTTCTCTGACATTTTCCCAAATACGACCATCAAACAGGGAGATGCTGCAAAAGGATTCTGGAGCCTGAATGGGTCCGAAGAAAAAAACTATCTGGCTACATCTCCAGGAGGAACGTCAACTGGTATTGGTGCCAATTATATTATTGTAGATGACATCATCAAGAACAATGAAGAGGCCTCAAACGAGCTGGTAAAGGACAAACACTGGGAATGGTATAACAATACCCTGGTACAACGTATGGAGCGTCCCAGAAAACAGATTCTCATTATGACCCGATGGGCATCTGATGACCTGGTGGGCCGGACCCTGGAAAAGAAAGCGGATAAATGCCATCTGATCACATATAAAGCTGTACAGGATGATGGTTCCATGCTCTGTGATGAGATTATGACTAAGGCAGAGTATGAGGATGTTATTTCTGAGATGGGAGAGGACATTGCTTCTGCCAACTACCAGCAGGAGCCAATTGACTTGAAAGGCCGGCTGTACACCAGCTTTAAGACCTATGACCGGCTGCCGGTGGACGAGCAGGGTAACAGCCTGTTTGAGGGCATTTACAGCTATACAGATACCGCCGATGAAGGAGCTGATTACCTGTGCACCATCATATGGGGAGTATACATGCGGGAGGCTTATGTGCTGGATGTCTATTACACACAGGCAGGTATGGAGATAACAGAGCCGGAGACAGCGAAGCGATTCCAGGCGTTTGAGGTGAACCGGTCAAGGATTGAGAGTAACAATGGTGGATCAGGATTTGCTCGGAATGTAAAGCGGATATCTGAGGAGCAGCTTAAAAACTTCAAAACAGTGATTAAGTGGTTCCACCAGTCGAAAAACAAAAAAGCCAGGATCATATCAAATGCAACATGGGTGATGGAGCATGTCCTGTATCCATCCAACTGGAGGCATAAGTGGCCGGAATACTACACCGCAATGTTGCGGTATCAAAGAGATGGTGAAAATAAGCACGATGATGCGCCGGATTGCACTACGGGTGTGGCTGAGACGATGTATATGTTAGGAGCGTGAGAACCAAGGGAGGTGAAATGAAAAATGAGTGATGAACAGAAAAGGCTGGAAAGAATTTTACTTGAATATATAGAACGCGAAGCAACAATGCAACGGCTGGAAGGTGAAAGAATGGATATACCAGCCATTGCACATGAATTAATAGAACTTTGGAAGATTACAGGGTGATTTGCTGTTCTTTTTCATTCAATTCTACTAATTTGTTGTAGAGAGCTTCCATGAAATCACCAACGCCTTTGCCTGATTCTGCATTAGGGACCAATGAGGTATTTCCCATTTTTGCGGTGGTTAGCTCAACTACAAGTTTGATTATTTCTTCGTTAGTCATAACGTTCTCCTTTCTTATATACTCGGCGTGTAGGCCTATACTTAAATTATAAAAGAATTGGAAGATAATAGCAAGGAGCGTAAGAAATGGGATGGTTAAAAAATATGATTGCAAAAATGCTTAAAATACAACCTGCCAGTGACCGGCAGATTGTCATTAAGGAACCGCTGTCTTACAACGGAAATGTGATGAAAAATAGAATATGGTACAGAGGGGATCCCAGTGAGCTGGACCAGTTCTTTAAGGCCAGTGCAGTAGATGACGTTTCACGGTCCCGATTCTGGGCTGCGGTCCCCAGTTGTGGATACGTCCGTAAATTTCACAGCGGCCTGCCGGCAATCATTGCTGAAAGGCTGTCTGATATTGTGGTGTCTGATATTGACAGCATTACGGTTAATGATGACAGCCCGAAAGAGGGCGATACCAAGGTCTGGGAGGATATCGCAAAGGAAAATGATTTTGACGATATCCTAAGCAGCGCCATTGTAGAAACGCTGGTCACTGGTGACGGAGCCTTCCGGGTGTCTATTAATACAGATATATCCAAGTATCCACTAATTGAGTATTACAGCGGCGAGAACGTAGAGTATTACCGGGAAAACGGGCGTCTGAAAGAAATCTGGTTCAACACTTTTTACGAGCAGGGACAGAAGACCTATAAACTCCGCAGCATATACGGCAAAGGTTATATCCGTCAGAAGCTATTCGATGAGGGCGATAAGGAGGTTGCATTATCAACCCTGGATGAAACAAAAGGACAGGCAGATGTTACTTTCCCAGGTGATTTTATACTGGGAGTACCCATGACTTATTTTAAGTCCCCGAAATTCGCGGGCCGTGGCCGCAGTATCTACGATGGCAAATCAGACAGCTTCGACGCCCTGGATGAAACAATCAGCCAGTGGGTGGATGCGATCAGGGACGGCAGGGTAAACAAATACATACCTACTGACATGATACCGCGTGATGGCGTACATGGTGATCTGCTGACGCCGAATCCCTTTGATAATAAATTTGTCAAAGTCAAAAGTACGATGAGCGAAAACGGAGACGGCGATAAAATTGAGGTGGTACAGCCAGCCATCAATTACGAGGCATACGTTGAGACCTATGCCAGTAATTTGGATATGTGTCTGCAGGGAATAATCTCTCCGGCCACCCTTGGGATTGACTTGAAAAAAACAGATAATGCTGAGAGCCAAAGGGAAAAGGAAAAAGCTACGCTGTATACCAGGGGCAAGATAGTGGATGCCTTGACCGAGGATATACCGCAGTTGATCACGGTTGTTATGCAGGCAAATGACCTGCTGTATGGCCGGAATCCGGGAGAGTATGAGGCAGTCATAGAGTTTGGGGAATATGGTTCCCCAACTTTTGAGCAGACGGTTAAAACAGTCGGTGAAGCTGCACAAAACAATCTGATGTCTACGGAGACAAAAGTTGACGCTCTTTGGGGAGACCGTAAGGACGAGGACTGGAAGGCAGAAGAGGTAAAGCGCCTGAAGGAGGAACAAGGAATTGCCGAGGTGGAAGAGCCAGCACTGAATCTGGAAGGGGTGAACGTAAGTGAAGGTGAAAATCGGATCCAGAATATACCGAATGTCCCGGAAGGAGTACCAGGGGCTGCTGGAGGTGGCAAAGGAACAGGTGCCAATGGGAATATACGCCCTGGAAAAGGCTGATTACGCTGAATTGCGTAATGATCACTGCAAGAGTACCACACAGCTCAAGGCAATGACGAGGCAGTTTAAAGCCCAAGGATTTAAGGTGATGGCCAATGGCAAATGATTATGACATCGGCAAAGCTTTTCAAGCCATTGAAGATGAGTTAATGGCTTCTATGGTTCGCAACATGAAACGCCATCGTGCATGGGAGGATGCGGAAGGGATGCATTGGGAGCAGTGGCAGGCTTTGCAGCTCAAATCCCTAGAACAGTACAAGAAGAACAACCAGAAGCGATTTAAAGGGCAGTTTAAGGACATCAACAGAGAGATTGAGTCTCTGATCTATGCAGCGCATAAGCAGGGTGGTATGGATCAGGAGAAAGCAATATTGAGAGCCATTAAGAAAGGTTTCCCGGCCAAGAAGGTCAGCTCTGGAGCAATGGTGGAGTTTTTTAAGCTTAATGACCGAAAATTAGATTCTCTTATCAAAGCCACCACAAATGATATGCAGAAGGCTGAAACAGCAGTCCTGCGCATGGCCAATGACCAGTACCGGAAGGTCATATATAATGCCCAGGTTTACGCCAATACCGGAGCAGGCACCTACGAGAAAGCCGTGGACATGGCTACAAAGGATATGCTGTCTGCCGGGTTAAATTGCGTTGAGTACGCCAATGGAGCCAGGCACACGCTGTCTGACTATGCTGATATGGCGATCAGGACAGCCAGCAAGCGGGCATACCTGCAGGGTGAGGGCCAGAAACGTCAGGAGTGGGGCTTGCATCTGGTCATCATGAATAAACGGGGAAACCCATGTCATAAGTGTCTACCCTTTGTGGGTAAGGTGCTGATTGATGATGTCTGGAGCGGCGGGAGCAAGTTAGACGGCAACTATCCACTTATGAGCTCTGCCATATCTGCAGGACTGTATCATCCACGGTGCAAGGATAGCCATACTACATACTTTCCAGGCATCAGCACTCCCCCGGATGATAAGTTCAGCAGGCAGGAGCTGGCAGATATTGAGAAGCAGAGCAGGCAGGAGGCCAGGCAACAGTATGTGGCAAGGCAGAAGGCAAAATATAGCAGGTTGGCAAGATTTTCGTTAGATGGTGATAATCGGGAAGATTACAAGCGTAAAGAGAAGATATGGTCACAACAGATAGCGGAACTTACACAAGACGAAAAGGGTGCTATTATACGTTATGTCAGTCCTGATTCATATGTGTTAAATGATAAATTACGTCGTCATGAGGCATTGACAGAATCGGAAAAAGATTGGATAATAAAATTAGATAAAGCATTAGAAAAATTACCATATTATGAGGGTGATTTAAACCGATCGCTTATTTTTATTCATGATATAGAGGCAAAGAATTTTTATGACAAAATGAAAATAGGTGAGGAATATATACCAAGCCAATATTTATCTGCAACAAAAGAGGGATTTTATGATGAGGCTGCCAAAGTGCAGATTTATATTCAAAATGCTAAAAAAGCCAAAGATTTAGGTGACATGAACGATATGGAAAAAGAAGTGCTTTATCCTGTTATGAGTAAATTTAAGGTACTAAATAAAGTGAAACAAGACGATAAATATTACATTCTTTTGGAGGAGGTGGAGTGATGGCATTGACGGCGCGCGAGTGGTTGCTGTTGCCCAGAGAGGAGCAGGAACATAGGAAAGAAGAGTTATCTCCGCATGAATGCTTTTTGCTGAGAACCGATTTGGAGTATGTGAGATTTTCTGAGGATGAAAAGAAAAGCATGACTCGTGAAAAAAGGGAAGCGTTCCTTCATCCAAGGGAGTATGCCAAGGAAGAGAAAGAGGCTTTTGAGAATCAGTGCAAAGATATCTTTAAGAGATTGTCAGAAGAAGTGAAGCAAAAAAAATGATACCACCAGTCAGAAATGGCAGGTGGTATTTTTGTGCTCTTTTTTAGATTTGCGCCGGCGCAACGGAGGAGGTGAGGAAATATGAAATATTATGTTTGTTGCATGGAAAATGGGCTTAAGTTGGATTTCGGCAAGCAATGCACAAAGGTGCAGTGGTCAAATGACATGTTTAAAGCCTTAGACTGTGAAGGAGCTTTGTTGGCAATAATCCCAATACTAATGTAAATCATTTCATCGTGAAGAAAGGAGGTGCAGAAGTTGAAATACAGGAAGAAACCAGTAGAAATTGAGGCGTTCCGCTTGACAGATGATGCCGAGATGGTAGCCCCTACATGGTTTACGCAGGCAGTGGTGGACGAAAAAGTATGGATAGACCGGAGTCTGGTAGATGGACATATGCATGTCTATGGATGCACAATTGAGACACTGGAAGGTCGGATGCACGCGGGACTGGGTGATTATATCATCAAGGGTGTAAACGGCGAGCTATATCCGTGCAAACCGGATATCTTTTGCAAGACCTACGATTTGGTAGGCTAAAGGAGGTGATCCGATTATCTCCCTTTGAGACGCAGGGTGAAGCGTCTTATTTTTATGCCGCCATTTTGGTATTTTGGGCGTTAACTACAGAGACAATGTGCGTGGACTGAACCACGAAAAAATAATGTTTTGAAAGGACAAGAAGACATGAAAAAAGAAGAATTTGTTGCACTGGGCATTGATGAGAAGCTGGCTGAAAAGGCCGCAGAGGAATCCAAGAAAGAATTATCCGGTTATGTGCCGAAGACAAGATTTGATGAGGTGAACGAGGCAAAGAAACAGCTTGAAACTTCTGCAAATGATTATAAGACACAGTTGGAGGCACTGAAAACATCGGCAGGGGACAATGAAACTCTGAAACAGCAGATCGCTGACCTGCAGGCTCAGAACCAGCAGAAGGATGCAGAATACCAGGAAAAACTGAAAGATATGCAGCTTACATCTGCAATTAAGCTGGCTATTGCAGATTCTGCACAGGATTGTGACCTGGTGGCCGGTTTAGTCGATAAGACAAAGCTGATCTTGGGAGATGATGGAAAAGTGACAGGGCTTGATGAGCAGGTGAAATCTCTGAAAGAAAGCAAGGGATTCCTGTTTAAGGAACAGCCTAAGCCACAGGTCCAGAATCCTGTACCGGGATTTAAGGTTGGCGCTGTTGTCACTCCCGGACAGACTTCAGGTGATGGAAAGGTCAGTATGAAGGATGCTATTGCAGCAAAATTACAGTCCCAGATGGGACAGGTGAAAGAATAGGAGGTAACATTTTATGTCAGTAACATTGGAAGAAGCAAAGAAAAACGTGCAGGATGACCTGCAGATCGGAGTCATTGACGAGTTCCAGAAATCCAACTGGATCTTGGAACACATCACGTTCGATGATGCGGTATCCCCGACAGGCGGAGGAGCCACCCCGACATACAGCTATACCAGGCTGAAAACACAGCCTACAGCACAGTTCCGTGCAATCAACAAGGAGTATACACCCAGTGAAGTACAGAAGGAACGTCACTCTGTAGATATCAAAGTATTTGGTGGTTCCTATCAGGTAGACCGTGTGATCGCCAATATGGGCGGCATTGTATCTGAGGTGGAATTACAGCAGTCCCAGAAGATCAAAGCAGCGCAGGCGCTGTTCAATGACACTTTCATCAATGGTGACAGTGCTGTTGATACAAATGCTTTTGACGGCCTGGAAAAGGCACTGGTGGGAAGTTCTACAGAGTACAACACTGGAGATTCTGTGATCGACCTGTCCACGGCTCAGATGATCACAGATAACTACCAGTATTTCCTGGATATGCTGGATGAGTTCCTGCAGTCCCTGGATGGTACACCGTCCTTTATTGCCGGTAATACGAAGTTAATTTCCAAACTTCGTGCCTGCGCAAGAAGAGCGGCCATGTACCAGACCACAAAGACAGACTGGGGAACACAGGTGGAATCCTATGGCAATATCCCGTTTGTAGACCTGGGAGCAAAACCGGGAAGCAATGCGGATGTAGTTGCTACGGATGCAGAAAAAGGCACCACATCGCTGTATGTTGCCCGCCTTGGCCTTGATGGTCTGCATGGTGTATCCTTTGCAGGAGTGGCACCGGTGCAGACATGGCTGCCTGATTTCAGCACTGCTGGTGCTGTAAAGACTGGTGAGGTAGAGATGAATGCAGCGATTGCCCTAAAAGCAACAAAGGCGGCGGGTGTGTTCCGAAACATCAAAGTAAAATAAGGAGGCACGAAGTTATGGCAAAGATTTTTGCACCAAACAAAGAGTACACCGGTATGAGCGCCGGTGTTTCTTTTTGCAATGGAGTGGGGGAGACAGACACACCCCGTATAATTGAGTGGTTTAAAAGCCACGGGTACTGTGTAGAGGAACCTGTGGAAATCCCGGAAATTAAAGTCCCTGTGATCAATAAAGAGGAAGATGAAGACAGAGATCCAGAGCAGATCCCGGAACCTAAAAAGAAACCAGCAAAGAAAGCCGGTGAGTGATATGTACACTCCATATGCAGACTCTGCGTATTACACGGATATCTACAACGGCAGCCTGCTGTCGGATGCTGACCGGGAACGGTATTTGAAACAGGCTTCCAGGCATATTGATTCCCTGACCTACAATCGTATTGTAGGCCGGGGATTTTCTGATTTGACACCATTCCAGCAAGAAATTGTCCAGGAGGTCTGTTGTATGCAGGCAGACTTTGAGTGGCAAAACAGGGAGATTTTCGACATGATCCTGCAGGGATACAGTATCAATGGCGTATCCATGCAATTCGGGGAATCGTGGAATGTAACCACACAGAAAGGAATCCCCATGCGGCGTGATGTCTATGAGCAGCTCTGCCAGACAGGCTTGTGCTGCAGATTGTTGAGGTGATGTCTATGTATCCATGTTTGGCGCCTGAATGGGCTTGTACGACAGACATCCATGTAACTATATACAGCGAAGGACTGAATGAGAATGGCGGTCCAGAGGTAGCTTTTGAGGGAGACCTGCGCTGCAATTATCAGGACAGTGCGAAGACTGTCATTGATAAAGAACAGAAATATATACAGCTTTCCGGGACAGCTCTCTTTCGGGGGGATATCGCACCGGGGGTAGCCGTTATTTCCGGCGGTACAGTCACAGTATTCGGGGAGACCCGGAACATCCTCCAGGCGATGAAAGCCAGGAACCCGGATGGCAGCGTAAATTACACGAGGTTGGATATCGTATGATCAACGTAAACTCAATCATAAAAATGGACTGGGGCCGCATACAGGCTCTTACAGACGCACAGGTAACAGCCCTTGAGCAAACGGCGGAATATTTGCACACAGAGGTGGTACAAGCTCGGGTGGTTCCACGTATGGATGGTGCGCTGCAGGGAGATTCATTTTTTCCAGATTACTCTGAATGCAGTTCAGGGAAAGCTGTTTTGGTACATTCAACTCCTTATGCCAGGAGGATGTACTATCATCCAGAATATCATTTCCATAAAGAAAAATGGAAAGATAAGCGTGGCGAACACGACGGAAATGCTAATGCGCGTGGTGAATGGTATGAAGACTGGTTGCCTGGCGGAAGTAAGGACGAGGACTGCCAGAAGGCATATAAGCAGATATATAAAAGGATTACGGGGGTGTGAGTATGGAATTGGCAGATATCAAGGACTGGATCAAGACGCTGGGAGTGGGAGACCACTTTTATATAGGCAAGCTGGAAAATAAAAAAGAGCGGTCTATAGGTGTCTATCAGCGTCAGATTTCTGGCGGCGCAAATATAGCCCTGGGCGGCCTGGATTGCACAAAGACGGCCAGTAAAGCTGTATCTATCTTAATCCATTGGGATAAATATGCCAATGAGACAGAGGAGGCAGCCCAGGCCCTGTATGACAAGCTTTTACATGTAACAGATTTGGAGATTGCTGGAAAACACGTGGATTACCTGCAGTTGGATGTGCCGGAACCCATTGACGTGGGAACGGATGATAACGGCGTGTATGAGCGTGTGATCTGGCTGACATTGCATTATGAAGGGTAGGTAGAAAAATGGCAGGAAAGACAGGAAAGACAGGAGTATATCCTTGTTATAAAAACCAGTTCCAGGTAGGGGATGCCAAAGAAGGGGCGACCTCTATTGCGGATATGGAAACATTTAGCGTCAAATTTGACAATGGAGTAGAAGAATGGTACCCCTTCGATACAGAAGGATGGGCGCGCAGGCTGGCAACAGCGAAGAGCATCACCATTTCTGTATCCGGGAAAAGAAATATCGGGGACACAGGAAATGACTATGTATTTAATAAGACTTTCAAGAATGGGCGAGACGCAGAGGGCTACTTCGGCTGGACATTCCCGGATGGGACAGTGATTTCTTGGGATGCTGCAGTATACAACATTACAAATACAGGTGCAGGCAAATCCACAGAGGTTGGACCGCTGGAGTTTGACGTCATGAGTAACGGCAAGCCGACAGTAACATTACCATCAGGAGGTGGCGCATAATGAGTAAAATAGTTGATATTACAGACAAACTCGCTTTTGACGAGAATCCTAAACTGGTCATTAAGGGCAAGGAGCTGGAGGTAAATGCAGACGCTGCCACTGTCCTGAAGATTATGGGAATCCTGGGGGATGGTGACAACGTGCAGCCCAGTGATGTAGTAAAAATGTATGAGCTGATCTTCGGCGATACGGACCGCAAGAAAATTGATAAGATGAAACTGCAGTTTTCGGACTTCCAGACGTTGGTCTTTTCGGCCATCAGCCTGATTACCGGCGAGGAAGAATCGGGAGAGTGATGACCCGTACTACGACTTGATAGATGATTTTGGACTTATCATATCATCTTTTCAGACGCAGTACGGGATTCGTGTTTCCAAAGAGCTTCAGACCATGAAATGGGACGAGTTTAAAGACATGCTGTCCGGCCTGGGTCCCGATACACCGCTTGGCCGGATTGTGTCTATCAGAGCCGAAGATGACCCGGAAATTTTGGAGTATTTTAGCCCGGAGCAGAAGCGCATCAGAATGGAATGGCGGACGCGCAGGGCAAAAGCAATGTCTCAAGAGGATATGGAGGGATTTCTGGAATCCATGAAGCAGGCTCTTATCTATGCGGCAGGAGGTGAGCGAGGGTAAATGGCACAGAGTGTAGGCCAGATCGGACTTGACCTGGTGGTCAATAAAAATCAATTTGAGAAACAAATATCAGGCATCACAAACCTGGCAAAAAAGGCAGGTGTAGCCCTTGCGTCTGCCTTTGCAGTCAAAAAACTTGTGGATTTTGGTAAGTCATGTATTGAGCTTGGCTCAGACCTGGCCGAAGTCCAAAATGTCGTTGACGTCACCTTCCCGTCTATGACAGCGCAGGTAGATTCTTTCGCCAAGAATGCGGCAGCAAGCTTCGGCCTATCCGAAACAATGGCAAAAAGGTTTACCGGTACATTCGGGGCTATGGCCAAGGCTTTCGGATTTTCCGAGAAGCAGGCCTATGACATGAGCACGACTCTGACGGGTCTGGCTGGCGACGTGGCGTCCTTTTACAATATCAGCCAGGACGAAGCGTATACAAAACTTAAATCCGTATTCACGGGTGAAACTGAGACCTTAAAGGATTTAGGCGTCGTAATGACCCAGAACGCCCTGGACGCCTATGCAATGGCCAACGGTTGGGGTAAGACCACCCAGGCCATGAGTGAGGCAGAAAAAGTAGCCCTGCGGTACCAGTTTGTGCAGGATCAGTTGTCGGCGGCAACCGGGGATTTTGTACGGACGTCAGATTCATGGGCTAACCAGGTCAGGGTCTTGAAGCTTCAGTTCGACAGTTTAAAGGCAACTTTGGGGCAAGGGCTTATAAATGTCCTGACCCCTGTCCTTAAGGTGCTGAATCAGCTGCTGGCGAAATTAATGACCGTTGCATCGGCATTTAAGTCCTTCACGGAAATGCTGACAGGAAAGAAAGCAGAAAGTGGTTCTGGTTTTAAGGATACGGCGTCTGACTTGTCGGTGGCTGCAGGCGCAGCAGATTCTCTGACAGATTCCACGGAGGGCATAGGAAAGGCAGCCGAGAAGGCATCCAGAAGCCTGATGGGCTTTGACAAGATTAATAAGCTGCAGGATAAGAATGCCAGTGGCACCGGAGGCGGCGCAGGAGTTGGCAGCATGGACTTTGGCTCTTTGGCTGAAGGAGATAACATAATTGATCAAACGAATCAAAAGATGGATGGCCTGGTCTCAAAATGTCACGAGTTGGCTTCGCTTTGTAAAAAAGGTTTTGTCATTGGGTTCGGAAACAGCCAACAAAAAATAGAGTCTATAAAGCAAAGCATTAAAGGTATAGGTCAGTCTTTCAAAGATATATTAACCGACCGAGAGGTTGTAAGCGCAGCTGAAAATCTTTTTAACACTATGGTATTTAATGCCGGAAGAGCTGCCGGGAGTATGGCGAGTATGGGTGTCACTATCGCTGATAACCTGATAGGCGGTATAGACGGCTATTTGAAAGGGAGCAAAGATTATATTAAATCCAGACTGATATCTATTTTTAATGTGAGCAGTGAGATATCGGATCTGGCAGGGGATTTGAATGTTGCGCTTGCCGATATATTTTCAGTTTTTAGTGGTGACAATGCGAAAAGCATCACTTCAAGCTTGATAGGAATCTTCAATGATGGGTTTCTTGGAGTTATTGACATTGCAGGACGGTTTTCACGTGATATTATCAATACGATTGTCCAGCCTATTGTTGACAATAAAGACAAAATCAAAGAAGCTATTGACAATACATTGGCGCCAATTTCTGAATGCCTTGGCACGCTGCACCAGGGCGTAAAAGATACATTTGAAAAAATGAGCCAAGTGTATGATGAGCATATACAGCCTATGTTTCAAAGTATTGCGGATGGAATCTCAGAGATAGTCGGTACGCTGCTTGATGGATATAACGAGTATATCGCTCCCGTTTTAGATAAGCTATCAGATAAATTCCAAAATGTGTGGGAAACATCTGTACAGCCCATGCTGGATAAGGCAATAGAGCTATTTGGAAAATTGGCTGATTTGATAAAGGTGGTTTGGGAAAATGTATTGCAGCCGGTGGTGAACTGGATAGCAGAGCATGTTATGCCTGTTCTAGCACCCGTGATTGAAGGTATTGGAAACAAATTCCTGAATATGCTGGAAACAATTTCAGATGTCTTTAATGGTTTGTTTGATATATTAGGTGGCGTTATTGATTTTATAACAGGAGTGTTCTCAGGAGATTGGGAAAAAGCCTGGAACGGGATTAAAAATATATTTAAAGGCGTATGGGAAACTTTCGCTGCAATAGCTAAAAAACCAATAAACGCAGTTATAGATTTACTAAATAAGCTGATAGGCGGCTTGAATAAAATCAAAGTTCCAAGCTGGGTACCTGGACTAGGGGGAAAGGGCATTAACATTCCAAAAATCCCCAAGCTGGCACAAGGCGGTTTTGTGAAAGCTAACACCCCGCAGCTTGCTATGATAGGCGATAACCGCCATTACGGTGAGATCGTAGCCCCCGAAGATAAACTGCAGGCTATGGTCAATACAGCGGTCAAGGCCGTGGCAGGATCTGGTGGTGTTAGTAAAACAGAGTTGGAATCCATCATCAACAGTGCGGTGACAAGGTTCATCGCCGCAGTCGGGAAAATGGGATTTTTCGTGGACGGCGAACTTTTGGCCAGGGCACTTGACAGAGCGCTGGAAAATGCAAAGTACCGTCAGAATCCGGTAGAGGTGACATAAATGGCAGATATTTTAAGATCAGGAGGCGTGGTGCTGCCGGCACCCGTCTCCATTTCCGTTAATGACGAGATCATATGGACCTCCGACACGGGCCGTACAATGGACGGGACGATGGTCGGAGACCCGGTTGCGAATAAAAAGACTGTAAGTATCAAATGGGGTGTGCTCCCGGAATCAGATGTAGCGCTTATCAAGCGGACACTGGTGGCAGGCTTTTTCCCCTTCACCTTCCGGGATGATGGTATCAATGTAACGATAGAAGTATACCGGGGGACCATATCCAAAGAACAGATAGGCCGCCTGGGGGACGGGATATTTTGGTACCGCAGTGTTACGGTGGATATTATACAGAGGTGATGACATGGTAAGGACAAGTATGGATTACAGACGGGCTGTTGTACAGGACAGGATATTTCATGTGCGGGCAGTGATGCAGTTCCCGGATGGGACAGAGATAGTATTAACAAATGCGGATCTGATGTCGGATGGTCTGACTATCAAGACAGGCGTATCCAGTACAGACAGCTTTGATATTGGTTCGGCATCTATTGTGGAGTGCACGCTGCGCCTGGACAATGCAGACGGGCGGTATAATACCTACGATTTTGAGGGTGCAGAACTGAATGTAAAGGTTGGCCTGCAGCTATCAGAGGACAAGATCGAGTGGATACCAAAGGGCATATACACGGCAGAGCCGGGAAAATTTACGGGTGCGGTCATCTCTGTCACAGCTTATGACAACATGGCGAGATTTGACCAGCCATATACAGACAGCAGATTAAAATATCCGGCTACACTGGGGCAGATTGTAGCCGATGCCTGCAGTGTCTGTGGCGTGGTACAGGCATCCGCGGATTTCCCGAACCGCAATTTTACGGTAAAGGAACGGCCTGCCGATGAAGCACTGACCTTCAGGCAGGTGCTGACATGGGTGGGGCAGATAGCCTGCCGTTACTGGAAGTGTGACGCATATGGCCGGTTGACGTCAGGATGGTATGACACTGCCGTATTTGGGCGTCACAAGGGCATGGATGGCGGCGTGTTTGACGATGGAACCCCGTCTTATCAGACTGGTGACAGTGCAGATGGCGGCAGTTTCCTGCCTTGGACAGATGGAGACAGCCTGGATGGGGGAACGTTTGACAGTTTACAGGAATACCACCATTTATATGCCTTAAACAGTATAAGTGTTGCTACAGATGATGTGGTGATAACCGGGATCAAGGTGACAGAGGCACAAGACACCACTGTACAGGATGCCCCGGCGTCATATATGACAGGTGTGGAAGGTTATGTGCTGGAGATAAAGGATAATGATTTTATCCGTAAGGGTAGCGGTAAGACGGTCGCTGATTATTTAGGCGGCTGCCTGATAGGGATGAAATTCCGCCCAGTGTCTATCTCTTGCCTGTCAGACCCTGCCATAGAAGCAGGAGACCCGGCAATCGTGACAGATTATAAGCAGAACACCTATCAGTGCTATATTACAAATACCACCTACCAGACAGGTAATTATCAGTCGGTATCCTGTGATGCAAAAACACCGGCCCGTAACAGTGCATCCAGGTTTACAGAGGCTACACAAGCCTTTGTAAAGGCAAAGAAAAATACTAAAGTACAGATAAATGAGTATAACAAAGCGGTGCAGGCCCTGACCAGTTTAATCACTCAGTCTTTTGGTGTATATAAGACGGAGGAAAAGCTGGAGGATGGCAGCACCATTTTTTATATGCATAATAAACCCACTTTAAAGGGTTCCGACACCATTTGGAAGATGACAGCAGATGCTTTCGCAGTATCTACAGATGGAGGTAAGACTTGGAATGCGGGGATGGACAGCAAAGGCAATGCGGTGGTCAATGTCCTGTCGGCTATTGGTATCCGTTTTGACTGGGCAAAGGGCGGTACTCTGACATTGGGCGGAGAAAAGAATGTGAATGGTGTGCTGCGCATTTTGGATGCCTCTGGAAAAGAGATAGGCGTTTGGGACAGGAATGGTGTGAGGGCATCAAATGTTGATTTAGAAGGAACGTTCAGCAATGTTAATGAAAAAGGGAGAGGAGTAAAAGTTGAAAAGGTTGGTTTGCATTCCTATAGTAATAACGAAGAGATAGGTTCTATTGCGATTTTGCCTGTGGTAGATAGTAATGGAAACAATATTGGAAAAGATTATATGGAATTCAAACTCAAAGGCAAAAACAGTAGTTATGAGTTCTACATTGGAGAAAGCGGTAAACCAGTTTTACAATTTAACAATACTGGTATGGCAATTCCTAAAATACAAGGGTCAAAGACCGGTAGGGCAGAATTTTCAGATGGGACATATTTGACTTTTAATAATGGGATACTGACAGGAGGTAATGCAAAAGGAGGGGCATTTTAAGGAGGAAGAAATATGGCACTTACGATAAGCAATGCCTATTTAACAACATCTCAGATGGCAGGAAATGCCCAGTATGTTGCGGATTACCTCATATCCAGAGGCTGGACACAGAACGCCGTTGCGGGAATACTCGGAAATATGCAGCGCGAGTCCACACTCAACCCTGGGTTATGGGAATCCCTTATTTACGGCAATATGTCAGGTGGATATGGCCTGGTGCAGTGGACACCGGCAACGGGTTACACATCATGGGCGGATGCCAGGGGATATCCCTGGGGAAATAATATGGGCAATCCGACAGCGTATTTTAACGGCCAGTTGGAATGTATTTTATGGGAAGTGGCAAACAACCAGCAATGGATCGCCACTTCCTCTTTTAATTTCTCGTTTTCCGCGTTTACCAAGTCTACACAGGCTCCTGAATACCTGGCGGAAGCTTTTATGCGGAATTATGAAAGACCCGGGGTACTGGCACTAGAGGAAAGAAGGCAGAATGCACGGTACTGGTTTGAAAACCTGACCTATGGAAGCTCGACGGTTATCAAAAATGCTGTGGAATGGGCGATCGCAATCGCGAATGATAATTCTCACGGATATTCACAGGCCAATCGCTGGGGGCCGGATTACGACTGCTCCTCACTTTTGATATCGGCGTGGCAACAGGCTGGTGTCCCGGTTAAAGATAAGGGAGCGTCATACACTGGTAATATGTATGACGCGTTTATTGCCTGCGGATTTCAGGATGTGACAAATAGTGTAGATATGGCATCCGGGAGTGGCATCATATACGGTGATGTGCTCCTTAATCACGTTAACCATACAGCAATGAGCATTGGTAGTGGCAGGATGGTACAAGCATCATCAAATCGTGGCAACCCGCAGACAGGGGACCAGGATGGCACAGAAATATGGACATGCGGTTATCATAACTATCCCTGGGACTGTGTGCTGCGTTATCCAGGCGGCAGTACGCCACCGACACCCACGGGGGTGTCACTGGTGCGCTGGATACCAGGGTAAGGGTAAGGGTAAGGAGGTGAACCAATATGGCGATACAGGATAGGCGGGGCGATTTTGACCACTTTGACCCCCAGAAGATGCTGCCAGGGGAATGGGCAGTTGTACTGAGGGGAGACCCGAATGTGTGGGATGGGAAGGCAACGTATGTATGCTTTTCCGCCGGAGTTGTGAAACGCCTCATGACAGAGGAAGACCTGACCATAGAGTTAGACGAGCGGACACAGGAGATCATCAACAGGCTTGTCGGTGAGGTTGGGGCGGCTGTAAAAGATGCGGTGGAAGCAACGAAATACGCTAACAATGCCGGACAGCTTGCCAATACACAAGCACAAGCAGCAGAGGCTGCCGCAAACCGGGCTAACGCTACTGCCGACGACTTGGAGCGGCGCAGACAGGCTGGGGAGTTCAATGGCCCGCAGGGGCCACAGGGTCCAATAGGTCCGACCGGCCCGGCAGGCCCGCAGGGACCGCAAGGTATCCAGGGACCAAAAGGAGACAAGGGAGATAAAGGTGACCGGGGTGGGGATGCTGCAGTTGTAGAGAGCAAAGGTGTCTATGCCTTCCAGGTGCGGGGAGACGGACATCTTTATATAGTATACGCTGGCGCAGATGCCCCGGGATACAAAATAGATGATAATGGCCATCTGGTCATGATCTTATAAGGAGGTAGAGAATTATGCCCGAACTTGATTTAGGCAATGTGATGGGACCGCAGGGGCCGAAGGGAGCTACAGGAGCGACCGGCCCTCAGGGTCCGGCAGGTCCAGCAGGCCCAACAGGTCCGCAAGGACCGAAGGGGGATAAAGGTGATGTAGGGGCCACAGGGCCGCAAGGGCCACAAGGGCCGACTGGCAAAGTGGATGCGTCTACCCCTATCGCGTTTTCAGACGCGACATCCAGGGAGACATTGGTCACGGAAAATTCCATAGCGGTGTTGATCGGAAAGATATCCAAGTGGCTAAAGGATATGAAGTATCTTGCATTTAACCGCGTGATTGATTTAGAAAATAAGGTTACACCTGTTGATACGGATGCTTTTTTGGTGGAAGAGTTTTCAGGGACTGGTAAAAAGATGTTATTTTCAAATCTCTTTACACATTTAAAAGAACAAATGACCACGTCGATATATCCAATCGGCAGTATATATATATCGGCGAATGCGACGAATCCTGAAGAACTTTTTGGGGGAACATGGGAGCTATTTTCTCCAGGTAGAACCCTTGTTTGTGTAGATACCAGCCAGACAGAATTCAATACGGCCGAGAAAATTGGTGGTAGTAAGGAACTACAGTCTCATACACATAGTTTCAGCGCTACTACAGGGTCAGCAGGTGCACATACTCACAATCTAGACAGGATAGGCGCATTGACAAATGATTCAGATTCACATAACCGATATTTTATGACGGGTACTTCAACATCAGGGAAAATACCCACTTCGTCTAGTGGTGCACATACACATAAGGTTTCAGGGACATCAAGAAGTTCAGGTACAGGAAATGCAAAGAATTTACAACCATATATTACATGCTATATATGGAAGCGGACAGCATAATTTTCAATGTTAGAAGAAAAGAGGTAAAAATATGTGGAAAATCAGGTTGAATAAAGGCGAAGAATTTGAAGTCACAGAAGATGGTGTTCAGGCTTTGGATAATATACTCACTATAAATTTATTTGCAAACGAAAAGAATATTGTTGAGTTTGAGGAACTGTTCGAAAACACTGAAAACACTAAAAAAATTCAGTTAATTGACCATGATGGTAGCACTTTTTTGTCCCATTTAGGGTATACAAAATTGCTAAGTATAAAAAAGCAGATGGAGGCTATTGTGGATTACACACAGGACGAGGAAGGAAATTCGGTACCTGTTATAGGCGTTGCCATTATTGTGGAGCTGCAGAGGCCGGACGAGACGGAGGCCCGTATAGCTGCCCTGGAGGAAACTGTTGACACCCTGGTGCTTGATAGCCTGGGGATTGCGTAAGGAGGTATATACAATATGTTTGAGACAATTGTAAGACTATACAAAAAGACTGGAAATGCAGAAGTAGTGGAAAAGGCAGCCGCAAAAGGCTGGATCAGCCAGGAAGAAAAGACAAGCATCCTTGCCGGTTAATCTTCCAGGCGGGAAGGAGACGGCAATGATTATAGCAAAATTTTGCAGTGATGGGCAATATTATAAAACAATATATGGGCTGGCACAATGGGATTACGGCCAGGTACTGCAGGTGTACGGGCTTAATCTGCCAGAGATGACTGATATCCATATGGTGGAAGAATTTGGGGATATGTCTTTTACGATCCTGGGCCACAGAAATGAAGACGGCAGCACATCTGCAAGTATTCCGGACATCCTGCTCCAGAGCGGCAAAAACATTGTTGCTTACATTTATGTTTGCGATGATGGACAGGGAGAAACTTTACGGACAATCCTGATGCCTGTAAAAAAACGTGCAAGACCAGAAAACTATGACGGATCGTCATTGACTCCCATGCAGGAGATCCTAAATGAATTGCACTGCCGTGCGGATGACCTTAATATCCAGGAGGATATCCTGCAGCTTATGTCTGAGGGGCAGCCAATTGGCACCCGAATCAGGCTGCCAGTCCAAGAGCGGGAAATCGAACTCAAAAATGATGGTACTGATATCAAATGGCGTTATACAGACAGCAATGAGTGGAACAGGCTGGTGGCCCTGGAGGATATCCGAGGGCCGGCAGGAGAGACCCCGGAATTTGAAATCAGAGATGGACATTTATATGCATTATATCAAAAGTAAAGGAGAGATGAGATATGGCAAGAGAAATTGATTTAGGCAGTATTGTAGGACCGCAGGGGCCAAAAGGAGAGAAAGGGGAAACGGGAGCTCAGGGACCCGCAGGGCCAAAAGGAGAAAAAGGGGACCCGGGAGCAACTACAGCGGGAGGCGTAAGCTATAAGGACATAGATGTGGAAAAGGCGCTGGACGACTTAATAAAAAGAATGGATGATGTCCAGTATATAAAAATCCAGATATCCTCCTTTACGAACAATGTTAACACGGTGGAAATGGGAAGCACTGTGAACACGGTTGTATTAAGCTGGGCAACAAATAAGACGCCGAAAACCTTAACCCTGGACGGTGCAGCCTTAGATGTAAGCCTGAAAACAAAGACTATTGAAAATGCAAATATTAAAGCAAACAAGACTTATACCCTGAAAGCTACAGATGACAGGGAAGCAGAAGCTACAAAGACATCATTAATCCAGTTTTTAAATGGTGTGTATTATGGTGCGGCGGCAAATGCATCTGCTTTTGATAGTGCTTTTGTTTTAAAACTCACCAAGGCATTGCAAAACAGCAAGGCAAAAACATTTACAGTAACGGCATCACCTGGGCAGCATATATATTATGCGATTCCTTCCAGATACGGCACACCAGCCTTTAAAGTAGGTGGCTTTGACGGAGGATTTACAAAGGCAGCAACTATTGACTTTACAAATGCATCTGGCCATAAAGAATCCTATGATATCTGGAAATCTGACAATGCAGGGCTTGGCAATACCACAGTTGTAGTAGCGTAAGGGAGGAAAGACATGGCAATTGAATTAATCTCAAAAATTAAACCCAAAAACAACGGGACATTTAAGTTGGTAGACGCAGAAGACATTGAATACAACGGAAAGAGCTTAGCGGAAGCGATTGCCTCCGGAGAATTTAAAGGCGATAAAGGTGACAAAGGAGATACTGGCGCAGCAGGAGCAAAAGGCGAGACAGGTGCTCAGGGGCCACAGGGTAAACAGGGCGAGACTGGCCCGACAGGTCCGAAAGGAGATACGGGTGCAACCGGAGCAAAAGGTGCGGACGGTACAACATGGCTGTTTGGCGCTGCAGCACCGACAACACAGGGAAAAGACGGAGACTTTTATCTGAATTCAGCCAATTTTGATGTATATAAAAGGGCATCAGGAGCCTGGGCGAAGACAGGTAATATCAAAGGTGCGACTGGTGCACAGGGTCCGAAAGGAGATACCGGAGCAACAGGAGCACAGGGTCCGAAGGGAGACACCGGAGCGACCGGTGCTACAGGCCCAAAGGGGGCTACAGGTGCTACAGGCCCGCAGGGGCCTGCCGGTGAAGCTTTCACGATCGCAAAGACCTATGCCAGTATCAGTGCTATGAACAGCGGTTATGCTTCTGACGGTGTGAAGGTTGGCCAGTTTGTTATGATCGACACCGGAAACGTCAATGATGCAGATAACGCGAAGCTGTATGTAAAAGGCTCATCGGCATACACCTATATCACAGACTTGTCCGGTGCAACTGGTATGACAGGACCCCAAGGAGTGAAAGGCGCAACTGGTGCTACAGGCCCGCAGGGAGCCACAGGGCCTAAAGGTGACAAAGGAGACGCTTTCACTTATGCGGACTTTACATCTGCCCAGTTGGCTGCATTAAAAGGGGCTAAAGGTGATACTGGTGCAACTGGCCCGCAGGGGCCAAAAGGTGATACCGGTGCTGCCGGAGCAAATGGCGCCACGGGTGCTACAGGCCCCCAGGGACCGGCGGGTGCAGATGGCAAGACACCGACCTTTGAGATTCGGAGCGGACACCTGTATGCGATCTTTGAGTAAGGAGGAATAAGATGAAAATAATTGATACTTACAATGCTATTTGGGGAACGGTAGTTGCAATATTAAGTATGGTATTTGGAGAGCATTGGATTCTGTTTATGGCATTTTTAGCCCTGAACGTGGCAGATTGGATTACTGGTTGGATGAAAAGCAGGATGGCCCATAAGGAGAATTCAGTATCTGGGTGGAAAGGAGTATTGAAGAAACTAGGATATTGGCTGATGATCATGGTTGCGTTCATCGCCAGTGCTGTTTTTATAGAAATTGGAAATGTTTTGGGAGTGAATTTACAGATTACGACACTTTTAGGATATTTTGTCCTTGCGTCTCTCCTGGTAAACGAAATTCGTTCTATCTGCGAAAATTTTGTAGAGGCGGGTTTTAATGTACCATTGATACTAAAGAAGGGATTAGAAGTAGCAGATAAGGCAATTAATAAAGATTCAGAGGGCGAGTGATCGCTCTCTTTTTGCGCCGGCGCAAATGACCGGGGAAAGGACACAACTATGAAGATATTTATTTCACAGCCTATGCGGGAGCGGAGCAACGACGAAATCCAGAAAGAAAGAGCGGAAATGATGACCGCTGTTAAAGCACAGTATAGAGATGCAGAAGAGCTTTATACATTTTTTGATAACCATGAATGGGGACCGCTTATGTGTCTGGCAAAAAGTATAGAAGCATTAAGTGTTGCAGATGCGGCAATTTTTGCCCCTGGGTGGAAAAATGCCAGAGGTTGCAGGATAGAGCATCAGTGCTGTGTAGATTACGGCGTGCCGATTTTAGCAGATTGATTTATACCGGCGCAAATGACCGGGGAAAGGAGTAACACATGACGAAGACAGAAGCAATCAATAAGATGATTCAGATTGCAAAGACAGAGGTTGGTTACCTGGAAAAGCGCAGCAACAGTAATCTAGACAGTAAGACCGCAAACGCCGGGGATAACAACTACACAAAATACTGGCGTGACATTATGCCATCTTACCAGGGACAGCCGTGGTGTGCTGCATTTGTGAGTTGGGTACTGATGCAGGCATTTGGACAGGCCGCAGCTAAAAAGCTGCTGAAACATTGGCCCTATGTATATGTACCCACGCTGGCCGGGAATTTTACCAACTACGCCAACCCTCAAGTTGGTGATATCGTGATGTTTAAGCGTGGCGGTGTATTTACTCATACAGGCATTGTCACATCGGTGTCAGGGGACTATTTTACCACCATTGAGGGCAATACCAGCGGTGGCAGTACGATTATCGCCAATGGCGGCGGGGTATGCAGCAAGGGGTACTATAACAGTAATCTGCCGGGGACTAAGTTTGCAAGGCTTGATTGGAGTATCGTAGCTGGACAAGCCTCCTCTGGCACATCCACTGCGGCAGATATTCCGATCAGCATGGGTGCGAATGGCCTTACAATCACAGGTAATAACCTCAATGTCAGGAGAGAGCCGGGTGGCCAAATTGTTGGCCAGCTGAATAAAGGTGACCGCATCGGATGCGATAAGCGCCGCTGGGTAGGAAGTACATGCTGGTTCCACTACGCGGATGGCTGGGTGTCAGGTGACTATGTAGATGGCTGGATCTGCGAGGCCGGGAAGTGGTGGTACATTACCGCCGGATATAAGTACCCGAAGAGTGCCTGGAAGCAGATCGGAGGTGCCTGGTACTATTTTGACGCAGACGGCTGGATGATGACCGGATGGATACAGGATAATAAAAAGTGGTATTATCTGAAATCATCTGGAGCAATGGCGGCAGATGAGCTGGTGCGTACCGGTGGCAAGGTCTACTACGTGGACAAGTCTGGTAAGATGTGCTATACGGATAGCTCTGGAGCGCTTAGATGACAAGAAAGGGCGTGGCATAAAGCTGCGTCCTATTTTATTACTACAAAAATGTTCAGATGAATTTGGACAGCTCAATTTTGAGCTGTCCTCATACGTGGACAAGTCTGGCAAGATGTGTTATACCGATAGTTTCGGAGCACTAAAGTAACTGTTAACCACACAGAGGGCAACTGTAAAACGCTGTAAGGCTCCGAGTCTCCCGCCGGGGCCTTTTTAGCGGCCATAAATAAAGAGACTATACATAAAGTATAGCCTCTCAGATAAAGAAGGAAATGGTGGAAGTATTACCAGTTTTTTCAATAATAACGCTTGGAAGCTCTGATGTCAAGTACAAAACGGCCGACACCATTACAGTGTCAGCCGTTCTGCGACGAAAAAGAATATTCATACCTCTGGTTGCAAATATAATGATACAACATAATTGGGATTAGAGCAATAGATAATCGTGGACAGTTTTCGACATTACGCCAACATATGTCGTTTGTATCTATATCCTATGGGACGTTCCTCGGGATATGCCTTGTAATATAGGTACAGGGCATACTGTACGGATATGCTGCCGTGTGCGGGTAACTCAGGGTTCTTCTCCAATGCCGCATTATATAATAAGTAGGCATCGTGATTTTCATATACAAGATTATTCTTCATTCGTGCCACCTTCTTTCAAAAAAAACAGAACATTTGTTTGCCATATGCTTAATTATACGAACATATATTCTGTTTGTCAACTGTATAAAATCACCATTGACAGATATCGCAAAATACTATAAAATACCTAATGTATCAATTTCGTATCACGAGATTCTTACAAACCCAGCATTTATGCGGTTCCGTGGCAGTTAGGTAACATGACTTTTAATCAAGTTGTCCGGGGTTCGAATCCCCGATGCTTCACTATTTTAAAGATGGCTTAAACCTAGTATTTATAAGGGTTTGAGCCATTTTTTGTTGCCTATAATTGCCTTTCTATGACTGTCCATAAATGGCATTTAAATGTATCATTTTGGTGTCATGGAAGAGGTAATGTATCATTTTCGTATCACATAAATGCGTCTTCTACGGCTCCTGCAGCGTCCTCTTTATCCAAGACAATATGATTGTACACTTCTATTACCATTCGCTCTGTATCACCCAGTAATTCCGCAATTTTTTTAATACTGACCTTTGGTATTTGGTAACATAGGTTGGTACAATAGTTATGCCTAAACACATGGGCCGTCAGACCGGTTATCTGCTCTTCTGATGCCGCTTGCATGTTCTTAATGATCCTGGCCCACATCTTGTCATAGCTACTTTTCGTCATCGGCTCTCCGTTTCTCATTACGAAAAGCTGAGTGCGCCTAAGGGATTTGACATAGTTCTCAATCACCGGAAAGATCATAGACGGTATAGGGACAGTACGATTACCATTGTCCGTCTTCGGCCCTTTTGGTTGGGGTTTGTCATCCACGAACTTATGAGCCTTATTTACTGTCAGAAGATGTCTTTTCAGATCTACATCAAACTTGGTCAAAGCCAGAGCTTCTCCACGTCGTAGTCCGCATCCAAATAAGATATACACAAATACTTTATCCTGTGTGGATAACTCTGCTTTAAACAGAGCTTTTTGTTCATAATCCATCAGCGGTCGCTTTTCGGTTGGGCGATACTTTATCACGTCCATATTATTACAGATATCCTCAAATACGTTGGCCGGGAAGAGCCGATCGGAGACGGCGGAACGCAGGACCTGCTTAAATGTGATCTGGATCTGCTGCTGAGTACGCTTTTTATCGCTGGTGCTGGTCATTAGCATCTGATAATGCACTCGGCCTATGTCTTGCAGCTTGACGCCCTTCAAGATCACAAAATGTTTATCTATGATATTTTTGTACATTGCCTGAGTATTGGTCTCCTTCCCGGCCTTGTAGACATCCATCCACGCCTTTGCATAATCGTAAAAGGCTACGTCTGATATACGCAGGTGTTTACGCATCTCCACGTCCTGGTTGAACTGGTTTACTTTGTTCTCCAGGTCCTTACTGCTCTTTTTACTGCGCAAGGTCACGTAGTGCTTTGTGCCGTCATCATTGTAACCACCGTCCCAGACGCGTGTCTGGAAGTATCCGTTTTTCTGCTTGGTATATTTTGCTTTTGCCATGATATCATCCTCCTTAAAAATGGGTGCAAAAAAGACAGATGGTCTCTTGCCACCTGTCACCGAAGATGATACAATATAAATGTTCATATGTACGTCTCTTCGGAGATATGAGCCGTCCTAGTGTTGGTAGCACTGGGGCGGTTTTTTATGTTTGACAAAAATTAAGATATTGACTATAATATACTTAACAAGACAACTGGAGAGATGGCTGCACCCCATCCGCTCCGGGAAGATTTATAATTCAGTTACAAAAGTAGTCGCCAATCTTGACCAGAGACAGGGCGGCTACTTTTTATTTTTCATATTCAGGATGGATATGATTAATCCTGCTGTTGCAATGATAACCATAAATTCTTCATATGTACTCATAATTACCACCCCTTCCGTAAGACCTCCGGAACGAGTGGAAGCTGCCCTCCCAGTTGCCTGGGTGAATATATTATTTTGTGAGGCCCCTGATTACAGTGGCCTGTTTTATTATTTGGGATTTGTATTTATTCCAGGAAAAAATATACTTGCGCCAATACTACAACCACAAGTTGGGCATTTATGGTTATAAAGCATTGGTGGTAATTTAGGATATTTTTTATTCCATCCATAAAATGAATAAATCTTTCTATTGTATTTTTGACAAACTGGACATTGGCTACTTGTCACTATTAGTAATGTGTCTATTTTCCATTCCTTTATTTTGGGTAAAAGACGTTTAATGGAAATATTGTCAACATTCGACTTAAATATATGCCTAAACGTATTTTCATAACCTTCATAGGTAGGATTTTCCGTGTCAGATTCAGTTTCATTAACAATCGTAGTATTTTTAACTAATTGAACTAATTTATCTCTATCCCATAAAAGCACTCCATTTTTCTCTGCAAGTTCCCTGGCAGATTTGGTAAAATACCTATTAGTTAATACGACGGCAACATGACACCCATAAAATGTCTTACCCGAAAAAGCTTCTTGTACAGCTTTATTTCCGATATCAGATGAGTAGCATTTGCACTGTATGCCGTATTTTATTCCCTCTTTATAAGCGATAATATCAATTCCTTGGTCTCCACTTCCTTTGGTTACTTCTACGTCTTCATATTCGTTCTTTTTTAAAATATCTGCACAAAAATATTCAAATTCATGGCCTTCCATAGCATCAAATGATTTTTGGCGACACTCTTTTGCAGAGTTTATTTCTGAATAGAAAGTTTTATTTTCGTTCGTCTTTGAATGTTTTGACTTTTGGGCTTTTCTGGGTTTCCACCAGAAATAGTATACTGCATTGGTAATAGCACCATAAATAAGGATTCCGAATATCATTACAATAAGCCATTGACCGAAAGTGTGATTTTCAGAAAACAACATATAAAAGCTGTCTAAAATCCATAAAGCTATAACGATTTTAGTTGGCAAAGGCAAGAATTTACTTATTAAAACATTTTTGTTATGAGTATGGTGTATAATTTCCTCTCCGCATAATGGACACACTGGTTTATCAGTTTCCATACCACATTTAGGACATCTTAAGTGTTCCATATATTTTTCCCCCTTTTTATAATACTTCTAAAAGTTGTAGTTATTAAACCTATTTCAGACGCAACTCAATAAGTTCCTCTGGATATCCAGTACACTGACAAAATTGCTCACGGGTATATCCAGCATATTCTTGTAGCATATCATCGGCTATCAAGAGATAAGCCGCAAACTCATTGGCCTGGCGCTCTACGCGTGATGTAAGCAGTAGCGTGTGATGAGCCATAAAGCAACAGTTTTCTTTACAATGTAATAAAGCGTGTCCCAGCTCATGAGCCATTACGACCCTTAGCAGCACCTCATTGTCTAAGATATCTTCATTAATAAAAATCCATCGGATACGTTTCAGATATCGGTAATTCCCCAAAACATTCCCCATTGGAAGGACTGCAATACGTATGCCCAGCATTTTTGCCATTTTCCAAGGGTCATTTGTTCCGCACAAGCGGATATAATAAGCGACAACTTTTTTAATATCATTGTTATATGCCAATTAAAATCACCTACTTTTTGTTCTTGTACGGGTTATATTTGACTTTATTCTCCTTCTTTGATTCCCTTAAGGCATACTCTATGGCATTTTCCAAAAGAATTAGAGACTTTTCGTCCATTTCGATACCATTGTAAAACAGTGGCCCGTCTTCTCCATTTCGTATTTCCTTCATTATTCGGTCTAAATCCCTCCCTATTTCACGTTCATCTTTTGCGGTTAATTCAGCTTTAGTTGTCGAGATTTCCCTCTCTTCACCTGTCATTAAATAGTCAACAGTAACACCAAAATAATCGGCAATTGGTTTTATTTTTGATAAATTGGGGGCAGTTTTGTTTATTTTGCTGATGTATCCTTTACCAAAACCAAGTTGTTCTTCTAATGACTTGCTGGTAATTCCGTTCTTTTTACATAGAAATTGAATTCTTTCTTTTACGTTCATATGGCCGCCTTTCAAAAAAAAGTTGCGAAAAAGCGCAAATTAAGCTTGACATTTGCCATAAAACGCGTATAATGAAATTAGAAGTTGCGATAAATGGCAAATATAAAGAAAATGCGTTTGTATCTATTGTTGTGGTGACTTTATTTTACTATAAATCGCAAAAAAAATCAATATAAATTTGTTATTTATCGCAAATTCATAAAATGCGCACAGAAAGGAGAGATGATAATGGTTTATGATAACCTGAAAGAAATTTGCAAAGAAAAGCACATTACATTCCAAGAAATTGAAGTATTAGCAGGACTTGGAGCGGGGTGTATTAGCAGATGGAAAGATGGAAAAGTAAGCCCGAACATGGATACATTAAAAAAAGTTTCGGGCGCAATAGGTGTTAAGGTTACAGACCTTATAAAGGAGTAACAGGTCGAAAAGTAAAGAATCTAAAAAAGGTGGAAAAATAAATGAAAATCACAATCAATTTGGACGAGTGCCCATGTTCCGGCGTATCTCCCAATTATGTGTATCGTTCTTTGTATATGGAGTATTGGAGTAAATTACAAAAAATATATCAAAATCATTTGTGGGGAATGGCAACAGTCTGTGATTCAACTGCCCGAGAACTATATGCGCAGAAGACTGGGCGAAGTAAGAATGTGAAAAATTTGATACTTACATATGCAGATGCTGAAGCTTGTTTTGAATTATTCAAACAGTTTGCGGACGTGTGGAGCAAGAATTGTTTGACAAATTGTTAATTCTGGCCGACTATTTCGGCGTGCCAATTGAGTATTTCTTGGAAGAGTAGAAGGAGGTAGTGTGAGGTGAAAAAGGTATCACATACAAGCATATCATTGGGTGTGATAGACGGAAAGGAAATGGATGGAAAAGAAATAGTGATACAGAATATCCAGGATGAACCTGAAACATCAGACATTATGAATGGATATTTCAGGTTCAGGACGAGGATAAGAGCGATTTTTATTTCACTTTGGTTGTTGATTACAGGAGCCTTACTCTTTTGTTATTTTAATTTTTGACGTGTATTCCGTTGCTTTAAATTCCCTTATTTTGGCGCGACATTTAATGGGTTTTCGTCTACGAGATGTATGTAGAAATATCGTGATATCTAACTCTGATTCGCTTGTATCTGGAAACCAAGGTATAAACACACTTCCTTGATATACACCAAAAGGATTTAATACATAAGGCAAGGAAAGCCTTGATTTCATATCTACAAGCAAAGATACAGGTTCAGTTCCAAACAAATATTCAGAAGAGGGAATTTTCAAGACGTCTTCTTTGATGGTCTCAACTTTGCGTTCTGAGCCACAAACCTTAATGGTGGCGTTATATATAGTTGTAGGAAAAACAGAACGGTTAATCAGCCTCAAAGAAACAACAGCTTGATTATTGGTAGAATACCCAGTGTAAATTTTAGGAAAATAGAAATTTTCTTTTGGGTCACTAAAAACAGATAACTTACCGCGCTCAAGATAAGCCCTATAAAGGCTGATACTTAACCCGGCGCATCCTGTTATACAACCTATGATTGCAATGATTATATCCATATATAATTCCTTTTGGATTTACTCAGTCACGGCAGGGACCTGTAATAATATTATAGATGAATGAGAAGAAAATGTAAATGTTTGTGTCAACAGGAAGAAGTGACTGAAACATACCAAAAGTAGACAAGCTTAAAAAAATTGGCCGACTATTTCGGCGTGCCAATTGAGTATTTCTTGGAAGAGTAGAAGGAGGTGAGGAAGTGAAAATTGAAGAACTGAAGTCTTTACATATAGATGTTGAGAAAAACATCTATGAGGTCAACGGAAGGGATATCTCTCAAAGCGGAAAATATTTTAATTTGGTCTTTGAAGATGGAACATGGACGTTGGTAGTCTCAGAAGATACCGGATACAGTACCAACGCCCATTCAATTACTATTGACAGTAAAATGACAGCTAAGGTTATTCAGCAAGCCATTCGTGGTAACGACGCAACAATCCAAGAGAAATGAAGAGGGATGTTGTAGCAACCTGATTGCCAAAGTATGCCTCATTAGACTTATCGCTACCATCGCGTATAGCTGCTAATGGATTCTGACATTCGTCAATGATCGATTTAATTTCATCTGTTGTCAGTGTCTTTAAAAAATCATTAAAGTCTTTCATATTTATTAGTCCTTCCTTATGTACTCGGCGCTGCAACGCCTGTAAGTACATTATAGACAGGAGAGAAAAATAAAACAAGAGGAGGCGTAACAATGGAATTTCCAAAGAAAATCATGTATCAAAAAGAGCTGGTTCAAATGGGATTCCCTGAAAAAATGCTCCGCAGAATCAGCAGGGAGAAGGGTCAGAAGGTAGCATATAAGGTCAATCCAAATAACAAGACAAGTCCAACCTTGTTTGACACCGATGAGCTGCAGAAATATCTCATCCGGCAGAACCGGGCGGCAGAGCTGGCAAGGCAAAGGGGGTGTGTAATGTAATGCACTACAACACTCTAAAAGACGCCGCAATCTGTACAGCGCTGGCAGCTATGACGGGATGGTGGCAGCCACGGGATGCGCCGCAGGCAGTTATGTGTTACATATTTATATTTGTGCTGTTGGTGGTAATTTTTGAGACTGCCAAGGATTGGGAAGAGAGGAGGCGGAAACGTGGAACCAGTCTTTATCAAGATCAACGACGACATTTTTAATGTAAACAAGATCCAGTCTATCGGTTATGAAGACCAAAAGAACTGTCTTGGAAATGATTCGGGTGTCTATATCCTCCACATCTATATGGAGAACGATATCGGGAGCCAGCACAAAGCGTATAGCACAAAGAGCCAGAGAGATAAAGACTATAAGCTGGCATCACATCAACTTAGCGTGTTTAGTATCAGCAAGATTAGAAAGGAGGAAGGAACGCTATGACAAAAGAAACATGGCTAGAGATAAGTAAGGAAATGGCTCCGCATTTAAGAGCGTTGGAGCTGATTGCCAAAAACAATGCTCTTGACATTGTTACTATAGCATTGGGAACAGAGACAACTGGTCATGCCGTGTGGATTGAGGATGACACGGGTAGTCATTACAGATGTGTGAGTGATGGAGATAATGGCTTTAAGGCAGAGATCGGCAACATGAAGACCTATTCGGAATCCTGCCACCGTTTTACACTCGCTGGAAAAGCCCCTGGCGCCGGCAAGCAATCAGGGACTTGATAATTAAACACACCTTAATCATAGGGAAAATTGGAGGAAAAGTCAAGATGAAAAACAAGATAGAAGTACCATTACATGAATACGAAGAGCTGGTCAGAGATTCCGAGAAGCTGAGGATAATTGCTGAAATGGCAATGAGAGCATCAAAAGATGGAGGCCGTAAAGCAGGACTGAGCTTAAACAATATCCTATTGATTGCTGGATATCGAAGTGCGAACAAAGAGCCCGTATGCAGTAGGGACGATTTTTATGATAAGCCTGTTGCGCCAGCGCAAATAAAACCTGAGGTACATATGGACAATGCGAAAATCGCAAAAAGAATATCGGAAGCAATGAATGAAATACATTTTCAGGTTAATGGAGGATTAGTCAATGAGTAAATTATATGAATTAACTGAGGAATGGGAAGCCGTTGCGGAAATGCTGTATGACGGCGAGACAGATGAGCAGGTGATTTTAGACACCCTGGAATCCATCGAAGGCGAGATTGAGGATAAGGCGGACAATTATGCGAAGCTGATTCGCTCCATGATTGCGGATGCAGACGCCCTGAAGGCAGAAGAAGACCGACTCCGCGGCCGCAGGGCGTCTCTGGAGAACCGTGCCAGACGCCTTAAGGAAACACTTCAGGCAAACCTGGAATTTATCGGTAAGACAAAATTCAAGACTACGCTGTTCAGCTTCAGTGTTTCAAAAAACGGTGGGAAGCAGCCGCTGGAGATTACGGACAACCTGGATGACATCCCAGGCAAATTCCTGATTCCACAGCCTCCGGTAGTGGATAAAGATAAAGTTCGGGAGCTGCTGGCGGAGAAGGAAGTAGAGTGGGCTGCGCTGAAGCCATACGGGACCCACCTGAATATCCGGTGATGCCTATGGATAACAAGATAGAGATGACACCATACCGGATGGGCCAGCTTATGGATCTATCAGCAAAGCTTACCAAGACCATGGTCTCATCTGTGTGGCATCTGTCATTTGAGGAAATGGAGTTTGTGCTGGACGGGATCCGGCATGGTATTGAAAAAGGCAAGGAGGAAAGAGATGTTTCTAAATAAGACAATATTCAAGAAATGGATTAAGGATGCTTTTAATCACGGCGGGTTGACCGTTGGCTACATATATGACGGACTGGTGATATCCGGCAGCACATGGGTTGTATGGACAGATGAAGAATTTGTCCCTAACTGGGTGAAAGCGGCTGTCATGGAATACACAGGTGAGCTTCCAAAGCTTGGATGTGTTTTTAAGGCTGAAAAAGACAGTCCTATACAATACGAGATCTCAGAAAACGCATTTCTGAACCTTCCGGAGCGCTTTATGGAGGCAAAAACTCCGTTTACAGTGACACCTGTCGTATATGCCGCAAACTGGAACTCCTATAGGATAATGCAGTGCAGGCATACAAACAGACTGATCGCCGTGTCAGAAGATTTATACGGAATAATAGACCTGAAAGATCTGGAAAATGAGAGCGCACCTATGGGGCCATCAGCCAGGAATGAACAGGGAGATATCATGCTTTGGAAAAATGACAGTTCAGCCCTGGCCCTCTGCAGCAGTAAATTAGGGGATGACGGGAACCGGGTGCTGGATGCGCTTGAGCGGATTGATTTCAGGAAGGAGGACAAATAGATGGGGATACCGGTATTGATCATAGGTAAGTCCGGCGCAGGGAAGAGCCGGAGCTTAAAAAACTGTGTAGGAAAAGATTTTGGCCTCATCAGGGTACTGAACAAACCACTTCCATTTCGGGGAAAATTACCAGGAAACGTATGCTGTGATTATGGAAAGATAAAGGCTGCAGTGAAGAGTAAACAGTGGCCAAAATCAATCATTATTGACGATGCAGGTTATCTGATCACTGGACAGTTTATGGACGGGCATAACACCACGGGCAAGGGGAACGCCGTCTTTTCCCTGTATAACCAGCTTGCCGATGATTTTTACAGACTGGTGAAATGCATTGCAGATGAAGCTCCGGAGGACAGGATCGTTTATGTCATCATGCATGAGGACACCAACGATTTCGGGGATATCAAGCCCAAAACCATCGGGAAGCTGCTGGATGAGAAAGTCTGCCTGGAAGGCATGTTTACGATCGTGCTCCGGGCGGTCAAAGGTGAACGGTATGCGTTTGTAACCCAGTCCAGGGACGGGGCAGTAAGCAAGGCACCGGATGACATGTTTGCTGATATTGAGATTGACAATGACCTCCTGATGGTGGATAACACCATTCGGGAATATTACGAGATAGAAAATCCGAAGAATAAAGAAAGCGAGGAAAAGAAAGATGATAAAGAAACCACAGGGATATGATGAGGCACCGGCTTATACAGGGGAGTTCATGCAACTCCCGGCAGGACTATATATATGTAAAGTCCTTGGTGTAAAAGAAGAAGAGAACAGAGGGCACAGCCGTCTTGCCATGCAGTTTGATATAGCAGAGGGAGAATATAAGGACTTTTACCGGAAGCAGTTCAAGATGGCAAAGCAGGCGGACCAGAACGCAAAATATAAAGGCATGCATCGGCAGAACATGGATGACCAGGGACTTCCGTTCTTCAAAGGGCTTATGACCAGTATCGAAAAGTCAAATCCAGGATACCAGTTCCCGTGGGGGCTTGAAGGAAATGAGAAAACGCTTGTCGGGAAAAAATTTGGTGCTGTCATGGGCAGGGAAGAGTTCCTTACTCCAGAAGGTGAAAGAAGGATGGCAACTAAGATATTTCAGATCCGCAGCATTGACGGACTAAAGGATGCAAAGATACCAGAAGATAAGCTGCTGGAAAACACAGCAAGTGTTGCAGCTTCTACCCCCGCTCCAGCCCCGTCTTCTGACCCACAGCTTGCAGGCAGGGGTTTTATGAACATCCCGGATGGCATTGATGAAGAACTTCCATTTATGTAAAGAGGATTATCAGGAGATCAAGCAGCGGGTGGGTATGCGCCAGGCGGCAGAGTTTTATGGACATCCGGTGGACAGGCAGGGGCGGTGCCTCTGCCCTTTCCATAATGACAAAAAGCCCAGTATGAAGATATATCCAAATGATAAGGGGTATTACTGCTTTTCCTGTGGCTCTGGCGGGGACGTTATAAAATTTGTTTCCAGGCTGCATGGAATCAATAATGAGGGCGCGGCCAGAAAGCTGATAGAAGACTTTTCCCTGCCAATAAAAACAGAAGGACTTTCCTACCGGGACAAGAGAGAAAGGGAACAGCGAATCCGGGAGAGAAAGCGGCGGGAACGGTTCCGGAGGGAAGTTTATACCGTGCTAGAAGTGTATAGACGGCTCCTGTGTGAGGCGATAAGGGACCCGCGGGACCGGCATTTTGTAGAGGCAGCACAGGAGCTCACAATCGTAGAGTACCGCCTGGAGTGCCTGAAATACGACCTGGAAGATTATTTTAACGATGAAAAGGCGGTGAAGAAGGTTGGAGAGATCCGAAAACGAGTTATTGACTGGTATGGAGGCTCTGACGGCGGGAGAGCCATTTCCAGATGAAATCTTTTATAAGATCTTCGAGATAGAAGGCAATGTGGAACGCGCCCAGTACATAGAAGCTCTGAAAAATAAGGCAAGGCAGATGAAACGGGCAAATGAGTTCAATTCTATCCTAAAAGCCTTCTTTATGGATTACAGCCAGAAGATGAAGGAAACGGGCAATACTACGAATTTCACCGGCCAGGTGCTGGAACTGCAGTGCGGACCCTGGAGAGCGAATGACCTGGGGGTGTCCATGCAGAAATTTGACAACCATGGACAGCCGGTCTTTGTCAACGCCTGTACCCACCCCATCCTGCCGGTAGAAATCTACAAAAATGTGGATACCGGAAGGGAACGAGTAAAACTGGCCTATTTTAAATATGGACAGTGGCAAAATGTAACTGTGAACCGTAAGGTATGCGCGGATAATTCCGCCATTGTTGATGTGCTGAGTGATATCGGCATTGAGGTCACATCTGAGAACGCAAAGCCTCTTGTCAAGTATATCAGTGACTGCATCGGGCTTAATCCGGCTAAACTGGAACCGAGGAAATCGATCAACCGCCTTGGATGGGCAGGAAATGAGTTCATGCCTTATGCTGATGATATCGTATACGACGGTGAGGAAGCTTTTGATGTCATATACAAAAATGTAAAAGAGAATGGGGATTTTTCGGTCTGGAAAGAGCACTGCAGCGTCCTGCGAAGGAATAAGGTTGTGCGACTGGCTTTTGCGGCCAGCTTTGCAAGCTGTCTGATCGAGTTAGTAAATGCGCTGCCTTTTGTCCTCCACATCTGGTCCGGAGAGTCTGGAACCTGCAAGACAGTAGCTATCATGGCGGCCATGTCTATCTGGGGGAATCCCAAGATGGGCGGGCTGGTAAAAACCATGAACACTACAAAAGTGAACATCATGCGTACTTCTGCCTTTTTATATTCTCTGCCTTATGCCGGGGATGAGCTGCAGACCATGAAGGATAAATGGACGACCAATTTTGACCAGTTGATCTATCAGATCACGGAAGGTATCGACCGTGGACGCGGCAGGGCAACTGGAGGCGTGGAAGAAACTAAGACCTGGCGCTGCAGCTACCTTTTTACCGGAGAAGAACCGATCACCAAAGCAAATAGCCGGGCAGGCTCAAAAAACCGTGTCATTGAAATTGAGGTAGAAGAAAAGCTGCTGGAGGATGGAAACCGGACTGTGGGGATCCTGACGAAACATTACGGACATGCCGGCCGGATGCTTGTGGAATATCTGCAGGGTGTGGAGAAAAAAGCATTGCAAGAGGAATACAAAGCGTATTTTGATGCCATGTGCAAGCTGGACACTACAGAAAAACAGGCTATGTCTATGGCTTGTATCCTCCTGGCAGACCGAATACTGACGGAGGTTGTTTTTACAGCGGAATCCCCATTACAGATATCTGATGTGAAGATGTATTTACGAAGTGCAAACGAAGTGGACGTAGCGGAACGGTCTTACCAGGCTGTGCTGAACTGGATCGCTAAGAACCCGGTACGTTTCCAGAACCCAAATGATGAGGAGTCCATGAACAAAGGGGAAGTATGGGGCAGGATCGATGAGGATAGAGAACATTCGGAGATACCGCCGGTGGCTGTGATAAACAAAGATGTGCTATGTGAGTTCCTGGAAAAGAATGGATTTGATTACGCTGCAGTCAGTAAGAAATGGGCAGCAAAAGAACGCGTCATCCGAAACTCACAGGGGAAATATATCCATAACACGAAGGTGTTCGGGATCAAGGCAAACTATGTGAAATTAAATATGGAACCGGATGTGGATTCGGATGGTTTTATGGCAATAGAAGACGAACAGATGGAACTGCCGTTTGATTAAAGTCTAACCTGTAAAATTTAGGTTAGCCCTCAGGTTAGACCAGAAAGGCCAGCAAAAATGCGGCTTTAAAGTATATAGTCTAACCGTCTAACCTGTCTAACCTAATACCATATACGTGACGCGCGAGAAAAACGTTATTTTTTTTTCTTACTAAAAATGTGCACCTATAAGCGGTGATTTTTGGTCAGACGGTTAGACCCCCAGTAAAATCAAGGGTTTGAAGCCCTTAATCAGGGGAAGACAAGGGTAGACAAT